ATATCCAGCAGCACAATGTCCGGCTGGTACGTGGCCATCCAGCCGGGCACGAGCGGCGTCAGCTGGTCGATGCGCCACCCCGAGTGGCCTTCGTGGTTGCGGTCGGCCCCGGTGCCGGACGTCTGCGACCCCACGTAGTCGGTCCGGTAGAGCTGCTGGACCGGGACCAGGAACTGGTACAGCTCGTCCCGGTACCCGTCGCCCGTCGGGCTGTTCACGCCCGCGGTGATCGAGTCGCCGAGCGGCATGATCCTCAGGTGCTGCGAGGCGTCGACCGGCGGAAGGGCCGGGCTGCCCCCGGCCCCGCTGGCGGGCAGAGTGGCGACGATGACTGCCGCCGATGCAGCGGCGGCCAGGGCCGCTGCCAGTCGTGCTGAGAACTTCACTCTGGTCCTTCGGTGGTGGTCTGCTGGTCGGCCAGGTAGCGGGCGAGCGCCGCGTCCATCATCTCGCTGCGCCGGGCCACGGCCGCCGCCTCGGCCGCTACGGCCGCTGCCTGCTCGCTGGCCAGGGTCCGGACGAACGAGCGGTACTCGTCCGGGCTGATCGGCTCGGCGCCCTCGGGCAGCTCGGGCGGCGGGAAGCCGGTCACCTCGGACACGGCGCCCGAGGCACTGCGGTACCAGATGGTCACGGGGTCGTCCACGGTGGTTGCCTCTCGGTCAGACGGGGGTGAGCACGACGCGGTGGGACATGATGATCTGGGTGTACACAGCGGACGCGGTGCCGCTGCCCAGCTGCGACTGCATCGACACGTTGGTGGTCGCGCCCGGCGCGAGCGTGGCGCCGACGACCACACGGGTTGCCATGGCGTGCACACCCGTCATCGTGGTGCTGCCCGTGTTGGTGAGGCGCCACGTCTCGACACCGTCCATACCGGCACACGCCGTGGCGGTGGTGGGCAGGTTGATGCGGAAGTCGAACTCGCGGTAACTGACCAGGTTCATGGTCCGGTCAGGGTCCGTGTTCGTCACTGAGATCGTGAAGGCGGTGTCCACGTCGACCAGGGCGGCGGCCGGGACGGCCACCGAGGCGTAGTTGCGGGTCACCGTGTTCTGGAAGACCAGACTGTGGTAACCGGGCTCGCCGCGCAGCTTGCCCGTGCTGTCGACGTAGATCAGTGAGCCGTCGGTGTCCGCGGTGTTGGGGAAGTTCCACGCGCTGACGTTGGCCCGTGCGGGGTTGCCGACCGAGCCGGTACCGAGCAGGCCAGCCCCGGTCGTGATCGTGCTGATCGACGGCGAGACGAGCAGGCCGTCGCCCACCACACTCAGCGCGTTGCCCGGTGTGGCCGAGATCTTCGCGCTGATGACGCCGGTACCCGTCACGAAGTTCACGCCGGACGTACCGGTCAGACAGGCCCGTGCCTCGGCGCAGTCGGTGTGGGCCGCCACCCGGTACGGGTTGCCAGGCGACCCGTCGCCGGTGACGATCGTGTTCGTCCCGTTGGCCAGCGCACCGCCGCTGGAAGAGCCGCAACCGCAGCGTGCCATCAGTCAGCCCCCGATCAGAAGTAGAGCTCTACGAAGACCGCACCGGCCGAGCCGCTACCGCCCGTACGGTTGGCCAGGCCTGACGTGGTGGCCACGCCCGAGCCGCCGCCGCCGTAGCCGGTGCCGTTGGTGCCGTTGGACGCCGAGCCCTGGCCGACGCCACCGGCGCCGTAGCCGCCGCCCGCGTTGCCGCCGTTGCCGCCGTTGGACGCGTTCGCGTTGGGGGCGGTGGCCGCGTCCGAGCCGCCGCCGGGGGTGGCGATCTGGCCGACACCGACGGTGCCGCCCGCGACACCGGCCACGGTGGCCGCGCCGACCGCCGCGGTGGAAGCCGCAGCCGCGCTTCCGCCGCCGCCGTTGGCCACCACGATGCCGCCGAAGCTGGACTGGCCGCCCGGGTTGCCCGCGGTCTGGTTGACGCCACCGGTTCCCGCCGCGCCGACGGTCACCGCGACGGACGCGCCGAGCGAGGACGCATCGAGTACCGACTCGCTGTAGCCGCCGCCGCCACCGCCCGCGGAACACGTGGCGTTGGCCGCGACGCCGATCGACCCGCCGCCGCCACCGCCGCCGCCGATCACCCGGACACGGACGCGGGTGAGACCGGGGTAGGACGCCTTCGTGAAGTTGAAGGCGCCGGGGGTCGTGAAGGACACGATCTGCTGCAGGCCCACCGAGGTCCGCTTGAACGTCAGCTCGCCGGTCGGCAGGATATCGAAGAACGTCGAATCTACGCACACGCGGGCCATGCGTCCGCCTCACTCTCGGGGTTGGTCGGGGATTGGTGCCCGGTCCAGTCTAAGGGGTAGGCAGCAGGGCAATCAGGTTCACCTGGGTTCCTTCCGGCGCCGGGCTGCCGTCGGCAAGGCTCAGGATCGCGACGGCGCCGCCCTCGCCCACTGCAACGCCCGCTACGACCGGGCCCGCCAGGCTGAACGCGGGCGTCGCGGTCACGACCGGGGGCAACGGGAACGCAGCGGGGAAGTCCCACCGCGCAACGCCGTCCGCGTCGCACGCGAGCACCGTTGCGGCCATCGTTGCCGCGGGTGCAACGGCCCCGCTCTCGGGCGCGTCCGGCTGCGGCGCGGGCAGCACCCGCCGCGTCGCGGCCCGCGCGTTGCGCTGCGGGCCGCGCAGCACACCGGCCAGGGCGTTGCCGGGCACGCTGCGCGCTGCGCTCGTCCTGCGGCCCATCACGTCACCACCAGTTCGTCGCCATGGGCGGCCACCTGGATCACGATGCGCTCGTGTCCGGGGTCGGCCTCGGTCCCGCCGTCCTCGGACACCTGCAGCCCGGTGATCTTCAGCCGCTGCGTGATCGTGCGGCAGGTGGTGTCGCTCGTCACGTCCAGACACCAGCCGGGCACCAGGCTGTCGACTTCCACGTCCGCGCCGGGGGACAGGGTAATGTCCTGCGTGTCGATGAAGACAGGCACCGCCAGGGTGGCGCTCAGGGCACCCTGGGCGGCCGCGTCGGCACTCACCTGGTCCGGGATGTTCCGCTGCTCGATGTACTTCTCAAGCAGCCCGTAGTAGGCGTTCGTGCCGCCCGCGGTGCCCACCGGGTCACCGTCCTCGGTCCCGGCCACAATGGTCCGGGTGGCCAGGCTGGCGCCGTCCTCGGACACGGTCAGGCCCTGGGGCAGATCGTCGTCCGACAGCCGCCCCACCACGTCGCAGAAGAAGTCCGGCATGATCACGACATTGTTGCCGACGGCTGTGAAGTCCAGCCCGGTGTCCGCCAGGTCCCGCAGGTGGTCGCCGGTCTGCCCGATGTTCTGGGCGTAGACGCGGCCGCCGTCGATGCCCGCCACCTGAACGACGGTGGTCGTGTGGCCGGGGTCGTCCGGTGCGAAGCCGTCGTCCACCAGGGCAGCAGCGATGCCGGTGATATCGACGCCCTGGAAGTCGAAGTCCTGGTGCGGCACCCGGCGGTCCAGCAGGCCGATGATATCGACGGCGCTGACGGTGACCGTGTCGAAGGACCAGTCCACGTTCAGCACCGGGCCCGACCACACCAGCGACGACCCGGTGGGGGTGACCCGGTAGACGTTCAGGCTGTGGCGCCAGCTGCGGATCAGGCCGAGTTCGCCGCAGCAGTCCTGGCCCGACACCTGGATGATCACCGCTGCGGTCGAGACGTCGTTCAGCACGCGGTTCCAGGTGACCGCGGTCAGCAGCCCGGACGACGCGATCTGGTGCCCGTCCCGGTCCGTGACGGTGTAGTTGTGGGTGGCGCAACCGATCATGCTCAGTACCCCTGCCCCGAGATGGACAGATCGAAGGTGGCCGCCGGGTCGGGCGGGAACATCGGGTCGGACTCAAGGCACACGCAGTACATGGCGCACTCAAGGTTGTTGATCACGAGCGGCCCGCCGTCCGCGGTGCTGAACACGGTCGACGCCGTGCGGCAGTCGCCGCTGCAGTCGATCGTCGCCCGGCCGGTCTGGCCGTCGATCGTGATGGCGCCGCCCGCGGGGATGTAGGTGATGTAGAAGTCGTTGGCCGGGAAGCAGTCGTTCGCTTCCTTGATCTGGTCGCAGGTCTGGCTGGTCCCGGTCGGCTTCTCGTAGAAGGTGATCCGGACGTTGCGCAGCTCGTCCGCCCCGGCCGAGATCGTCATGATCGGGACGTCGGTGGACCACGTCGGCCGGTTGGTCAGGTCGATCGTGTAGCAGGCACTCTGGGGCGCGAGCGGCACGCAGAAGGGCGCCGTCGGGGCGGTGGGCTGCGGGGGCGTGGCGACCGGGCGCAGAGGGTCCTGGCACGCGTCGTTGGGCGAGACGCACACCGCGTGAAGGCAGTCGTCCTCGGGGCAGATATCCACGTCCACGGTATCCGTGCACTTGTAGCCACCGACCGTGGTCCACACGTAGCTGGCGCAGGTGCCCTCGCCCGAGGTGTCCCAGACGATGCACGCGTTGGGGTCAGCGTTGGGGAAGCACCACGTGAGGCAGGGACCCGTACCGGCGGCCGGAAACGGGACGCTAAGCAGCGGCGTGGGGTCGGTCCATGCCCACGGCGTGGCGGCCACCAGGACGAATTCGACCGTGACCAGGTCGCCGCCCGAGCAGGCCCCGTTGGCACACGGGCCG